ATTTGTTCCTCTCTTTATCAGCGATATTGAGCCTACACCATGGCCTTGAAGGACTTGTCATACCCGACTGCATACCGCTTGCAAGGATCTTAATTGAATTGGTCGCATGATCGTCAAGCAAGGTCTTATGGTCAATCATCTGACCTTTAGTCTTTTGCGTGACAAACTTGCCGCGAGTCGGATTTAGATACGTTGAGAGCGTCTGAAACGCGCTTTCAAACTTCTTATATTCACTCTGCAACGAGTTGAATCTCTTATTAGCTTCTGTTTTCTTATCCAAATTAGGCATATTACTGTCCTAGTTTTGTTTTGCCAGTTAATTGCGGACTTAAAAGATCAGCTGCTTTCCCCACACCAGTTGGTGAAGTCTTTATCGTGCTTGCCAATCCGAACCGTGTCTTTTCGATTCTCTTACGCCTATCCTCCTGCGATTGTGCCGCAACTTCCGTCGGTTCAATCGGAGTCGGAGCTGGATCAGCTTTATACGGCTCAACATTTGGTGCTTTCGGTGATGACATACACATATCTTCCTCCTGTTTCCCAACAAAAAAGACGATCCTAGCTAGCGCGCTAGAACCGTCTTATAATATTTGTTGGCTTTACCGGGGATCAATCCGGAAAGGGTTTTAAATTATGATAATATTTTATCAATTCCTCTTACCTTCTGATGAATCCTTTTGCTTTCAAATATTATAAACATTTCATAATAGTAATTTATTAAGTAAGAAGAACACATACATGAATTACTGGAAACAGACATTTCTTTTTCTAAAAACAATGTCTTTAATATAGCACATATCTTTTCTACTTGTTTTTCTCTTTTTGTTTCATCTTTATAATTACTTCTTTTTGAATGATGAACAGCAAAATCATATATTCTTTTATTTAAAAATCTCATTTCACACCCTATGCTAAAGAACTTAACGGACTGTATTGCTCCTGTACTTGTTGGACTTTCATGCTTAGTGGGTCGTATTTTACATTCTTTTTTATTAATCTGTCAAACTGGTTCTGACTTTTATTCATAACAGGGAACGCAAACGTCAATCCTAAGGCGTCCGCATCATCAGGAGAGTCTATCCCTCTCCTTCGCATATCATCTTTTGATTCAAGAATAAGTTTACCAGCTGACGCTCCTGTTTGCTTTTCATACGCTTCAGGACTAATAAGATCATTAACAAGATCCTGTTCATCAGGTATTGAACCACCGCTACCAAGCCATTCTTTCATCAATCCCCACATCTCAATGCGCTTATTAACATACTTATTATCAATAGGAGAACTGCCGAAATTAACAAGTATCCACTCTCTTCCCATCTGCTTACCGGCTGAGAACAATCCTGTTCCATAACCAAAATCAATAAATACCGCGTCAGCTTTATATTCATCCTCATACCGCGCTAAATGCCCGGCAACAAGAAAATCATCTTCATTCTTATTAAACGTAGCAAGTTTCTTACTCATTAAACCTTGGCGTAAATATATCTTTGTTTCGTCCCCCGACCACGCTCGGTCAACACCAATAATGACAGCCGCAAAATTATATTCTTCGGGACGCAAATGCTTGCCTCTGGCGTTTTCAACGATATCAGATGGAATGAACTGATGGTCACTTGACCGTGGGAAGACTCCTCTAACACGAACGCGAAAGAAATCTGAATCTTCATCATAGACTGAAAGCCACTTATCAATCTGTTTCTTATTAGTAATCTTAACTTCCCGGCTGTCGATCTGCCTATGATTCCATATATTTCTATGGGTATTGAAACAATCATAAAATCTTCCGGTGTTTCTCGTTGGATTCCCAAACGCGAACCACATAATTTCCGTATCCTCATCAGTCAATGCTCCTTCCGTAACCTCCCATATAACATCAGGAATAGCACTTGCCTCATCATATAAAACAACAACCCTCTTATCTTTATTATGAAGTCCGGCAAATGCCTCCGGCTTTTCAACTGACCAAGGTAAAAGATCAGCCCTCCATGTTTTCTCATGATTAGGATCTTTTGAATAAATTGATGTAGCAGTATAATTAAACCAGTCTTTTGCTATAAATAGACGAAGCCATTTCTGGCATTCCGGCCATGTTTTTGTTTTTAACTGTGATTCTGTATTTGCTGTTACAATAACACGAGTATCAGACTTTGTAGACAATGACCATAATATTATCCATGCCACTAACGCCGATTTTCCAACACCATGCCCTGATGCTACGGCAATTTGAATTGCTTGATTTGAGCTTAACAACCCATCCCTTACATTACTCAAAATATCTATTTGCCAATTATCTGGCCCATCGTATTTTTCTAATTCTCCTTTTCTCCACTCAAAAGAGAAATAAACCCACGCTAATGGATCTATAGAAAGACTTTCCATTTCCACAACAAGCTGTTCTTCTAATTGTTTATAATTTGTTTCCATTTATTTTATTAGTAAAAATTTTTATCCATTCTTTTCTATACTTATTATTTGTTTTTGAATGGCATGAATTACATAATGTTATAAGATTATCTGGGTTGCTATTATCCTTTTTATAATCTATGTGATGAACACAAAATGACTTGTCTCCCTGTAACGCTCCGCATAATTGACAAGAATATTTATCTCTCTCTCTTATAGATCTTCTTAAAGTTTCGTTCCAGTCTACTGAATATGGTAAATATGAAACTCCGCCTCTCCACAGTGGATGTTTGTCTAGGGATAATTTACCTTTTCCAGCTTTAGACAACTTTCTTCTTGTCTCTTCAGATACCTTGCGTCCAATTGCTTTTTTTCTTATCTTTGCTTTAGTTTCTTTTGAATGATGTTTTCCATACATTGGATTATTTTTTCCACTTATATCATAATTGTTCTTGTGCCCTAAATTTCTTTTTCTATTTGCTTCAATAGCCTCAGGAGTTCCTAACACCTTTTTACAAGTAGCACTAATCCTATCTTTAGTTTTCTGCGAATGTTTGAAACCTTTTGGCATCGCCATCTATTCTTCTCTTTCTTGCTTCGTCTAGCTTATTCGCTAATGTAAAAGCAATTTCTCCAGAATGTTGAATCTCTTTTTTATCAGACCAACTGAATCTATTTTTCATATTAGCATACCAACATCCTGTATTAAAAATTTCTTTATGCAGACCTTCTCTTCCAGCTTTTTCCCACCATGCTTGGCATAAAATACGCGATATTTGGATGGTAAGAGAAAACTCTTCATTAATTTCACGCAAATGTCTCCACATCCATTGGACAGATCCAGCCGTCAAACCGTTTAATTTTAAAAAATGAGATTGAATTTCAACATCAGAATGTCCATCTGAAGAAAGTTCAAATATAATATCTTTCCAATTTTCAGGCATATTATAATCTTCAACAGTGCTTTTTTTAGGTCTCCCACCAGCCATTATTCTTTCTCCAATTCTTCATTATATTTAGTAAGCACAGCTATAATTATTCTCATTCTTTCTTCAGCAGTATATGGCATTATTTAACCCCCGCCGCATCCAAAATACGCTTACGTTCAACCGCCGGTAATTTACTTTTCCCCTGTTTAATCAACTCAACCTCATCCTCAAAAGCAGAAATCCCCGCTTTATCCTTAATAGCTTTAATCCGCGGAGCCATAACTTTCTCTTGTCCAATATAATAATTCTTTTCACAACGATCAATGAAATGTTTAATACCAACAGCATCTCTAAACATAAAACAACATTCAGATGCCGCTAAATTTAACCTAAAATCATTAGGACAATGTTCAAGTCCTTGTGCAAGTAAAGGCCATGCCTCCATCGGTCGATTAGACAATATCTTCCAACTTGCCTTTAAGTGCCGAACGGCGGGATGTTTTGGATCGTGATAAATATGATAATTGTAAAAAGCGTGGATATCCTTGTACATATCAAAAGATATAGTAAGCATAGAAACGTAATAAACGATAAGACACGCGATGATAGAACCGGCGTAAACCCCCGCGAATGTGTGAATAAAGGTTGCCAAGAAGAACATCATAAACGGCGTTGATGCGCTTATGTATCTATCAGCTAATCCTTGTACGGCTGAGAATGCGAATATACACCATTGTGCTACTGACACACATAAGAACAACCACATGAAAAGAGTCGGGCCTTTGAAGAAAAAGCACCCGGCTATTGAGCCTGATATAGCCACCACGCCTCGCCAGAAGGCTCCATTGAGTGCGTATGCGTCTTTATTCCCATCCTCAGTGATACCCCAAAAGTAAAGGTCAGTATAAATCATACGAGTCGTACCGGGAAATATCATTTTGAATATGTAGAACCCGTATATTTTCGTCATAGGAATGAGTCTTTTAGGTACAAACGACTTCAATTCTTTGCTGTGAATGTTCCCAAGGCGAATATCGACTTTAGCTTTAAA